TCCAACAGTCGCTGTTACAGATAGTCCTGTCACGACAACATCAACGCCACCACCTTGAACCACTGTGGCAGTGCCTACAAAACCTTGCCCCTGTAATCCTGTAAGTGGAACATTCTGTTCTGTCACAAGAGTGACTTGTCCAACACCTCCTGTAGCCGCAAGACCAACAGGATTGACAGTGTTATTACCTTGTACAGTTACGCTACCAACACTTGCGGTAGCACTTAGACCCGTAACAGATGTAGATATATCTTCTCGAACAACAGCGGTGCCAACCTGACCTTGCATTGCAGCAACGGTAGATTTCTCACCACCCCAAGAAGTTTCACCCCAAGTTAACTCACCCCAACCATTAAGAGTGTGACCAACACGAACAGGGACCGCTTCATTCCAAGCGCCCTCGCCCCATGTTCCACGGCCCCAACCTGTGATGTTTGTCACGGGAAGACTGCCTTATGCTATACGGATAATCGCGCTACTTGCGTCAGCCGTTGGAAAAACAATCTGAAAGTCGCCAGATGTAGAAGACTTGTTAGAGCCAAAGTCTAATACGACAACGGTATCAGTGGTTCCTGATCCTGCGGCTGTAGTTGTGTTGTATATCAACGCACCACGAGCGGTAATTGTTGCAGAAGTATATGTCTTATCTGCAAAATCCGTAAGAGCAGTCGTTCCAGAAGTTGTTGGCGTTACGTTTGTCAACGCTCCACCACCCGCTGTATATGAGCCAGAGTTACTTACCTCATTGGATGAAGTATATGCTGTTGTAGCAGCAGTAAACGTAGCATTGTTATCATACAGAGCTAGTTTAAAGGTGTCGCCACTTGAGTTTGTAAAATTATGACTACCTACAAGCAATTGTTGCTTAAAAGAAGTACACATAAAGTTTCCAGAAAAGGCCATGTCAAAGTCTCCTTATAAGTTCAGCCAGTTGGGGATGACCCGCATCTTTAATTGCATTGTGCACTGTTGTGCGGTCACTACGAATAGCCTGTCTCATGTAATATGCAACAAGCTTCTCAACATGCTTTGAGAAAGCATGAGCTTGATCTCTGATACCTGGATGGGCATTTTCAGAAACCGAAATAATCTTTTCTACACATTGTTCTGCCAGTTCTTCAGGAGTAAATCCCCTGTTCTCTGTAGTTCTAACGCCTACAATCTGTTCATTCTGTGGTACACTTACATCTATTTTAAACATTATTGGTTAGCCCTTATAACTTTCCCAGTACGGTATTCATCTGTAACCTCTTTGTTTTCTCCCATCATTTTGAGAGGAAGTAAACTTTCTTGAAATCTTTTATCATAATAACCCATCATGTCTTGCTCACCTTTCATGTAAAGATAAGCCTCTACCAAAGCTCCGTATAAAAGTGTAAGTTCGGCGTTATCACTTAGCCATGTAGTGCCACTGCCAGATCCGGCAGTCAGACTTGCAGGACGATAAAAGTAATGAAGTTCTGCGGTAAAGGTGGTGTTAGGAGTTGGAGCCAGTATAAAGTTATCTACGTCAAAAACAGCATAATATCTTGGTGATCCTGTAGTTGTGGCATCTGGAGTATAAGTCTGTATAAAGCTAGGATCTTTAAAATCTATAAAAAACTTGTCTCCATCTGTCCCTGCAAGGCTTAGAGAGAAGGGTGCCAAAAAATCTCCAGGACACGCTAAAAACTTATTACTAGCTGTGCATGACGCTGTTGCATTTTTACGAAACAAACTTAATTGCACGTTTTTCAAAATACGCTCTTCAGATAATCTTATAAACGTAGAAAGATTATTGACAAAAGTTGTTTCGTCATTTTCCGTGTAATCTTGAATAGCTGTTTTAAGTTGATCGTATGTAAAGCTCATGTCATCACACTATTGTTATGTTTCCTACCATAGCACTATGATTAGTGCATTGATATACTAGAGAAGTATCACTGGGTTCATGCGGCACAATAAATTGGGTTAATCCTGTGGTTGAATTATAATTATCAGTTACACCTGTCGTAAAAGCAGAGCCACCATCAGACGTTCTTATCTGCAAGGGGTGACTACCTACATTAGCGGTATTGTCTATAAGATAAGTATGACCTTTGTAAAAAGTAAAGTTTGGGTTATTACCTGCCGTAGCACCGGGACCTGTAAAGGTATATGCAGATGAACCGCTTGTGCCTGCGGTGTATTTAGTTACAGGGCCAGTTGTCTCATCATTCAAACGAATCCACGCTCCACCATGTGCAAAATATAATCCTCCAGTTGCATGAACATGGGCCACAGCCCCATGATATGTAGAGGCACTTGGAAGATCGCTTAAACCCGCGTAATAAAACACAATCTTGTTTGCACCTGAACTTACATTCAATAAACCATTTGAATCAATTATATCGGTAAGAGCGGTTCCATTACCTAAAGCAGCATACACCTCATTAAAGTTATCGTTTATTTTATCCGCACCCGCACGTAAGGTGTCTCCTGATCCGTCGTTTGCAGATGATCCAATGCCTACTGTTTGCTTTGCCATTTTCTATCCCTCATCAAAGGTGTCTGTTGTTGAATCTAAAGTTACCGACGTACTATCGAATCTTGGTGCAAATAATAAGGACCCAACTTGACCTGTTGCAGAAAGCCCTGTCACGGTAATTTGATTCTCATTTACTAATACTTGTCCAACCTGACCTTCTAAAGCAGTAGTTGTTTCAATTTTACTAGGTAATTCAGCCACCCCGGAAGTAGACCAGTTTCCGTTTCCAAGATAAGTAATACCGTTTGTGGTCTTTACTTCAAAAGTTTGAACGGGGTCTACTTGATTTGGTCTTGCATCCCGCAAAGCCTGAGCGTCAATAACCTTTCTAAAAGGACCTAGTTGTGGCTGCTTTGCCTCAAACTCGTCTCTCCCAACTAATAGCCCATTCCACTCACGACGCATATCTTTGTATCGATACCGAAAACCAGATCGATCTGATATAGAGTAAGCGTTTTTTCCAGAAGCAAACTTTGACATTAATTTGTCCTAAAATATTGGAACTGGGGCACAACATTGAAAGAAGCTCTGTCACGATCTTCGGTCATAGCTCTTTCAAACTCTTCTTCATAAATCGCTTTTAACATCTGAAGACGATTAGGTGCCCGTTTCAGAGCAATGTAATAAGCTAAACCCGCAGCTAAACACGGATAAAACCTAAAAGGCATGTCCAAAGTATTAACTTGAGCATCCGCATCATCCATTCTAGTCAAAGCGTCATAAACAATTACATCTGTGCTATTTTCGGGGACAGGCCAAACTTTAAGATTAGGTGTAATCTGTCTATCTAAAAAAAACTGTGAAGGTCTTCCTTGTGTTGTTTTAACAGGTATCGATAAAAAGGTATCGCGGCTTACACGGGTCAAAGCATAATCAGTATTACTTCTACGAACTACCACAGATAAAACATCAATTACATCCGCACCAAGATCATACTCTCCATCTGCTTGAGTGACCGTTTGAGTTCTTTGTTTTATAGTCCACTGATTCAAGCCTCTATTTGCCCACTCCGCAAGCATAAGATTTAAAGATCGTTTTGCAGTCTTTAGATCATAGCCAGTACGAACTTCTAAACCGCAACGTTCAAAAGCTTCTTCAATGTATTCTGCTACATCTAACTCAAAATCTTTACTGCTAGAGACAGTCATATTTAATCCTCATTATAAAGGTTATCAAACACCCTATTTACGTCTAGTGTATAGTCTAAATCACTTTTTGAATAGTGTATATGTTGTGACGGTTTGAAATCAGGCGCTCCCTCCCCTGCTGCAAACCAAGCCGGATGCGTAACTCGCACTCTGTTATTTGGCAAAGCCACTATATTTCCAGTCCACTCCCCTGCATCCAGTAATTGCAAAACATGACTTTGTTTGTGTTGCGCCGGATCGTCTGCAATTTCGCTTTCAGAATAATCCACAGTAAACAAATACTTTGCAGGATGCATTTTACCATCAATCTTAGCAAGCCACGGACAAGGCGTAGCCCGGTCCATAACAAACACCGAATTGTGATAAGACGCACAATCCCAGGGTTGAGCATCATATGTTTCCATAGGTTCAGGCCATTCCTCAAAAGGAATATCCGCAACTAATGCAGTTATAGGCATTCTTGCCCACATCGCTCCCCCATGAACTGTATCCTCTTCCTCACCTTCAGCTTCATTCCCAGTAAATATAACTTGAAAACTCAAACATCTATTTGGCATCGTGGTCACACCAATGACCATCGCGTGTAAAAATTCGCCGTGGTACTTCTCATGGTTGTGAGTGTATTCACGGCGAACCCATGCCTTGAAGTAAGGCACATTAGAATGTAAATACGCCATTATTTTTTCTTTGCGGCTCCGCCTTTTGCTTTCTTCATGGGACTTAAACTCATTCCCCTTTGTTTTGCGGCGCTTCGTAGTTGTGCCATAGTCATTGCACCGCCACCAGACATCATTTTTGCAGGTTTTTTGCCGCCCGCTGCGCCACCTTTAGACATGCGGCGCTTTTTACCGCCCATAGCTCCACCTTTAGACATACGCTTCATTTTACCGCCCGCTGCGCCACCTTTAGACATGCGCTTTACTTTACCACCTGATCGATAACCTTTCTTCTTCATTGCCATTTTTTTCTCCTTTTAAGTTATGCAGATACAGAACCACTGGTTCTTTTTCTACGGTTTGACAATACTGCACCACAGCCTCTAGCTACGATTCCTTTTTTACCTTTTTTGTTTTTGGGGGACGGCCTCTTGGCTTCTTGCCTTTCGATTGCGCCGCCGTTGCTTGCAAATTTGACTTCCGCTTCTTTTGTGTTTTTGACAAAGGTTTTGCCTTTACTACCTTCACTTTTCTTTTTTCGGGCAGTGGCTGCTCTTTCGGCTTTCGAAAGACTATTCGCTTTAGACCTTGGAAGACACCTGTCAGGATTCTTTTTATCCTTTGAAGTGCCGCATTTACCTTTGATTTTACCATCAGTACCAATCCTTACCCAATCTTGATCTCGCCACTTTTTAAGCTCACCCACTTTTCTTCCCCTTTGCCCCTTTGGCATAATT